TGCCCCCCCAACTTCCTGCCCTGGCTGGGCTGGGCGCTCAAGGTCGAAGGCTGGGAGGCTGCTTACATCGACACCCAGCGCCGCGAGCTGATCCACGAGGCGATCCCGGTGCACAAGACTAAGGGCACTGTCGGCGCAATCCGGCGTGTGCTCAAGGCGATTCGCGTCAACGCCGAGTTCAAAGAGTGGCACCAGATCCCCAACGCGGCACCGTACACGTTCCAGATCACAGCATGGGCCAACGATAACCGGCCGGGTGAGGGCTCGATCATCTCGCCTGAATTGGGCGCGCGTTTGCGGGCCCTGGTCGACGCGGCGAAGAACGAGCGCAGCCATTACGAGTTTCGGCTGGGCGCACGCTTCGACGGCGGCCTGGTGCTGGGTAACGCGTTTCAGGCGCGGGCGGTGCAACACCGCTCCATGGATGCCCGGGCGGTGCCCTTCGACCCCATGGCGCAGACGGTGCTGTTTGCCAATGCGCTCAATGCGTCCAGCGTGTCCCGGCGATTCGCCGAGGCGCAGGGCGTACCCATCCAAGCAGAAGGTGCCCCGCAGGTGGCCAACGCGGCGCATGTGCGCACGGTCGTGCGGGGCTACATGGAGGCAGTTCTATGAGCACAGGCTTGCAACCTGTCATTACCAAGGCCGGCCTGGCGGCGATCCTGACGGCGACTAAAACCGGCCTCTCGGCCGAGATTAGCCATATCGCCCTGGGCAGCGTGGCCTACACCCCGACAGCTGACCAGAGGACCCTGCGCAACGAGATCGCTCGTTTTCCGATCTCCAGCGGCGAGAAGCTGAGCAGCACCCTATTGCACCTGACCGCTGTCGCTGACGGCACGACCGGCTACTGGGTGCGCGAGATTGGCATTTTCCTCAAGGACGGCACCCTGTTGGCGTGCTGGTCGCACCTGACCGAGGCGCTGGCCTACAAGGCCGCCAACATCGACCTGCTGCTGGCCTACGACCTGTCGCTGGCTGCGCTGCCGGCGGACAGCGTGACCATCATCAGTTCGGCCGCCGGTCTCAACCTGACGTTGGCTGAGCCCTTGGCCGCGATGGCCACTGCGCTCATTGCCGAGCAAGTGCGAGGCATGGAGAAGGGCGACCGACTGGCGAGCCTGGAGCGTCTGGCGCGAATTGCTGATGAACAAATCGACGGCTTGCTCACGCGGGTGGAAGCAGCAGAGAAAGCAGCCACCGAAACGCGGGATGGCTTGCTGAGCCTGGCGGTGGCCAACGCCACGGGGCTTATGTCCCTTCAATACTTTCAACTTCAAAAACAGCTCGGAGCTTAGTGCATGAGTCTTGAAACTGAAATTGCCGCGCTTGTAGCGGAGAACAATAAGCTGGTCGGTGCCGTCAACGGCAAGATGGCCGCCATCAATGCTGCTGTGTCCGCAGCAATCGCTGCAGCTCCAACGATGGTCCGCGTTTATTGGGTAGACAGTCAGCTGGGCGATGACGCCAATGGCCTTGGTACTGAGGCCAGTCCGTTTAAAACCATTCAGCAGGCGGTCAACGCAGCACCGGATGGCGGCAGGGTACAGGTGTGGTTAGCCAAAGATTATGTGCTGGATAGGCACATCAATACGACCGGTCGAAGGGTGATCATTGCAGGTGCTACGGGGGCGGGCCGCAAGCTGATTTGCAACGAGTTCTACCCCGATGGTGACACCCTGATGCGCTTTGGCTCCTTCTGGCTGTCGAACGACTCCACCATTCAGTTCGTCAACTTGACGATCAGTCTGCCAGCTTCGAGTGCCGGTGATTTGAGCGCCTACTACGCGCTTGTATTCGGCAGCGGGTCGTCGGCTCCGATCATGATGCAGATGCGTCTTTACAACTGCGCGTTTGAGCTGCGCGGTACCTTCCGGGGCCGTTTGTTTGGGCCTGGTTCGGTGCTGTTCTCTCTTTCGATCATCGGTACCCCGATGCCGTCCGCGCTCAATGGCCTGCTGGTCCCCGGCATTACCGCCGGCACTCTTTCCAAAGACGTAGGCCACGTCATCACCAACCTTTCGAGCCTGTGAGGCGACCATGCAAAAAACCAATCTGAACGTCGTCTATGGCGACACCACTTACCCTGGGTACGATTTCGAAAATCTGCCACTGCCGGTGGCCCTGGTGGCTGCCCAGCAACAGATCGAGCAGGCGGCTGACCAGACGCGCGCGGTAGTGCTGGGTGATCCCCTGCGCGCCATCGAGAACCAGATGGCCGAGGATGAGGCGAAGGCCTTCAGGCAGGCTGGTTATGCCGGCGACGTGCCGGTGACCGTCCAGGCCCTGGTCGACGCGAATGGCGTTGAACCCATGGACGCTGCCGAGTCGATCCTGCAGGAGGCAAAAGCCTGGCGCTCGGCGTTGTCCCGGATCCGAGCGGCCCGCCTCAAGGGTGGCGTCGAGGTGCTCAAGGCAACCACTCATGCGCAGGCCGAGGCCTATGCCGATACGGCAATCAATGCCATCCGCGCGAGCGTGCCCGGCGTCGCCTGACCCTCTCCCCGCATTCCCTTGAGCGCCCCGATTCCGGGGCGTTTGCGTTTCTGCAGGGCCGCCCAGTGCGGCCCATTTTTTTGGAGCTATCCCATGGCTGGATTTTTTCACGGCGTTACCGTAACGAACGTCGACACCGGCGCGCGCAACGTCTCGCTGCCGTCGTCCTCGATCATTGGCCTGGTCGACACCTTCACCGAGGGTGCGACCGTGACGGCCAAGGCCGGCGACGTAGTGCTGATCACCAACGAGCGCGAGGCCGTCGCCGCGTTCGGCGCTGCCGCTGCCATCACCAAGGCCTGCCAAGCCATCTATGCGCGCTCCAAGGCGGTGATCGTCGCCACGGGCGTGGCCAAGGGCGCCGACGCAGCTGCGCAGACTTCCGCGATCATTGGCGGTGTACAGGCCAGCGGCAAGCGTACTGGCCTGCAGGCGCTGCTCGATGGCAAAAGCCGTTTCAACGCCCAGCCGCGTCTGATCATCGCGCCGAAGCACAGCGCGACCCAGGCGGTGGCTACCGCGATGGATTCGATTGCGGCCAAGCTGCGCGCCGTGGCGATTATCGACGGCCCCAACACCACCGACGAGGCGGCCACCACTTACGCCAAAGGCTTTGGCTCCAAGCGCCTATACATGGTCGACCCTGGTGTGCAGATGTGGGACACCACCACCAGCGCGACCGTAGACGCGCCGGCCTCGGCCTGGGCAGCAGGCATGTTTGCCTACACCGACAGCGAATACGGCTTCTGGTCGTCGCCCTCGAACAAAGAGTTCGTCGGCATCACGGGCACCACCCGTGCCATCGAGTACCTGGACGGCGACGAGACGTGCCGGGCCAACCTGCTGAACAACGCCAATATCGCGACCATCATCCGCGACGACGGCTTCCGCCTGTGGGGCAACCGCACGTTGTCGAGCGATTCGAAATGGGCGTTCGTCACCCGCGTGCGGACCATGGACATGGTCATGGACGCAATTCTGTACGGCCACAAGTGGGCGGTGGACCGGGGCATTACCTCGACCTACATCCGCGATGTGACCGAAGGCTTGCAGGCCTTCATGCGCGACCTGAAAGCCCAGGGCGCAATCATCAACTTCGAAGTCTATGCCGACCCGGTGCTCAACACGGCCAGCCAGCTGGAGCAGGGCAAGGTGTACTGGAACATCCGCTTCACCGACGTTCCGCCGGCTGAGAACCCGAATTTCCGTATCGAAGTTACCAACCAGTGGCTGACCGAAGTCCTCGATCAAGTCGCGTAAGGAGCGCAGCACATGGCAATGATTCCCGAAATTCTGGCCAACATGAATCTGTTCGTGGACGGCGTCAGCTTCCAGGGCGATGTGCCCAGCCTGACCCTGCCCAAGCTCACCCTCAAGATGGAGGAGCACCGCCCTGGCGGTATGGACATGCCCATCGAGATGGACGTGGGCATGGAGAAGATGGAGTCCAACTTCACCACCACCGGCGTGCGTAAGGAGTCGCTGAAGTTCTACGGCCTGGCTGACGGTAGCGCCTTCAACGGCACCTTCCGAGGCTCGTTCAAGGGCCACAAGGGCGAAACGAAGTCGGTGATTGTCACGCAGCGCGGCACCCTGAAAGAGCTGGATATGGGTGACTGGAAGCCGGGTGACAAGGCCGAGCTCAAGCACGCCGTGGCCCTGACCTACTACAAGCTGGAAGTCGGCGGGGAGGTCATCTACGAGATCGATCCAATGGCCATGAAGCGTGTCATCAACGGCGTCGACCAACTGGCCAGCCAGCGCCGCGACCTCGGCGTGTAATCCCTTCATCGTTTTCTCACTCCCTTTTCAAGGTATCAATCCATGACCAAGCCACTGCCCAAGTTCATCATGCTGGAAGCCGACCGCGTCACCGTAACGCTCACCAGCCCGGCCGAGCTCAACGGCGTCCAGCAGGACCACGTCACCCTGCGTGCGCCGACTGTGCGCGATATCCGCAACTCGACCAAAACCTCTGACGGCGACGACGAACAGCGCGAACTGAACCTGTTTGCCTCTCTCGCCGAGG